GTTGTAGCTTGCTGCGCACGCCCGCAAATCGGCCTCGGTAAAATTCAGCGTCCCACCCTGCATCGGCGTATGCCGACCGGGCTTGAAGATGTGCAGGGTTTTGAGCGGCTTGCCGCTGGGGCGGTTTTTGGAGCGGGTTTTCATCGGCGCGGGCCTCTTGCGGTGGCAATCGAACAGGTCTATGCCGCCACTGTGCCCGCACCCAACACCCAAAACCATTAATCTGGTTTAAAGATTGCAGAGCACCCTATAATCAAAAACCCAACGCAGCGCCTGCGGCCAATCGGCAGCCATGCCTGCAAGAAAGGATAGCCATGCACCACACATTCAAGCTGAACAGAAAGCAAATCCTGTCCGGGTTCTGGAAAGGCATGGCCGGTGTCGCCGCGCTCTACAGCCCCGCGTCCATGCCTGAGCCTGCTGAAATAAAAATTACGCCGCTGCGCACCCCCATCAGCGAACCGATGGAAGCACTGCGCAGCGACTGGGTGGCGATAGGCCGGGATATTGATGCCGCCGTACAAAGCTATGGCCAAATCGCCCAAAAGTGAGGTACGGCGCAGCGCCAAACCGCCGATGACCGAACAAAGCAGCGTCGTGCAGCAAGAGGCCCGGTTTCACCACGGCCCCATCCCCGCCCCGGAAACCCTGCGGCGCTACGATGACCTGATACCCGGCTCGGCCGCCACCATCATCAAGATGGCTACAGACCAGGTCGCCCACCGCCAAACGCTGGAGCGCGAAGCACAAGAGCATGATGCACGAGATCGCCGCAAAATGCTGGAAACAGAAGACGTGCGCATCCGCGGCGCAATTCTCAACGAACGCATCGGCATGGTCTGCGGCTGGCTGGTGGCAGCCGGTTGCGTGGCCGGCGCGGTTTGGAGCGCCGTCAGCGGCAAACCGTGGCAAATCATCGCCGCATTTTTGAGCTTGCCCGTGGCCTCCATCATCCGGGCATTTGCCGGAAAAAAATAACCCGACTCGCCAGAGAACGCCGGTGAGGACGAATACGCCGTACACAAATACCCCGAGAAGGCGTTTATAAACGTTTACAAGGCCGGTGAAATCGCAAACCAGTACCCAAGCCAGGGTTCACGCCAATCGCGCGAATACGGGGCTGTTTTGGCGGCTGTTTTATTTTTCGCCCACCGCCACCTTGTGCAGCCAGCTTTTGCCAAGTTCAAGAATTGCGGCTTGCGCTTCAGGTTGCAACTGGTCATTGATGAGCGGCAGGTACGGCCGCGCGGGGATGTTGACCTTGCGACCCCTGCCCGCCTTGCCGCTGAACTGGTGGATTGCGGCGTAGCGTACTTCCGACCCGACGCCTATCGTCGCCGACGTGGCGTCCGATGCGGTGACGAGGGAACGCGCCAGCGTGCCGGATACCTGCAACATCGGCCCCGGCCACTTTTTGCGCTTTTCACGTTGGGCGATGGTACTGGCTGCCAATGCGGGCCACGCGGGCCTGCCCTGCGCCGCAAAGTTGGCCTCGGTCTGCGTCAGCAGCTCCTGCTTGATGGACACCATCAGCGGCGACAAATTGCCGGTAAGTTTTTGCAGGCGCGTGAGCATCGCGTCCACCGCGCGGCTGTCCATGTTCACACTGATTAACGGTTTGTCGGCCATGTTGCGTTCCTGCCTGTTTCGTTTGACTTGCCCGCCTGCGCCAGCGCACAATACGCAGCGCAGGGCGGTTGTTTCCAACTGGCAACGGTTAAGGGGCCTGAGTATCTTGAATACCAGCGCTCGTTATTATCCGGTTCGATTCCGGCGCCGCCCGCTTCCATACTTCCCCTACCTGATTTTCTGATACGTGCCGTTATTCAGGCCGTTCTGGATTTCAGTTGCGTCCACCTTGAACACCGTCGCGGCATCGTCTACCTTGACCGCGCCCGCTTGCAGGTAATTTGAGCGCACCGCCAGTTTGCCCGCCCGTCCGTCGTCACTGTCCAACACGTATAAAACGTTTCGTTTGTCGGTGTCCCACAGCACCATCTGCGGCTTGGCCAGACGCTCGGGCAACTTCGCCCATTCGGCAGCGCTCAAAGCATTGCCCGCGCCTTGATGGCGCACGGCCTTCGGCCCGCCAATCAAACCATCACGCACATACAGCACGCCACTTTTGAGATTCACGCCCTGTTTGCGAACATGGGCCAGTTCCTTCTCTCCCATTACTCCTATGCTCATGCTCTGCCCGGCAAGTCTGGAATTGGGGTCAAGCGCACGCTGCACAAACGCCTGCCATGCCTTCAGGCGCACGCCCGATAGCAATACGTCGCGCACCGCGTTTAACGCTTGTGTCTCGTTCTTCCCACCCAACGCCCGCTGCGCCTTGGCGTACAGCACGTCGTCCATGAGGTGGCTGGACATCGGCCCGCCGTCAAAGCCGACGTCGGGACGGAAGGCTGCCTGCTGGCCATTTCTGGACGCCAGCCGCACCGTGGTCACATCGCGCATCACCGTCTGCCCCGTATCCGGGTCGCGGTGGCTCGCCACCTGCACCGTCCCCAATTTGCCGCTGCCCGATTCCACCACCAGCCCGCGACGCTTGACCTCAGCTTCCGATAACGTGACGAACCGGCAGCGGCAGTTGTAGCCATTGGGCGGGCAGATGTGCTGCCATACCGGATCGTCCAATCTGAACACCCGACCGTGCAGCGCCGCGTGGCTGGAGCGTGTGGACGCATCCTGCACCGCGATGTACATGGCATACGGATGCGAATCCTGCGCTTCTACCGCATCGACGTACCGGCCCGCCATGTACGCCGATTGCATATTGGTCTGGTAGATGGTTTTCAAGCGCCTCGGGCTGCCCAGCTGCACCTTGGTGACTTCGCCCGTGTCGGCATCGATGACTTCTTTTTTGCCCCACCAGCCTTTGGCACGCAGGATGGGTTCCAGGTCTTTTTGGTATTCGCGCAAAGACCGGCCTTTCATGCCGTTCTTCAAATCCTGCAAGATGTCCAGGCTCGTCGCCTTGGCCACCGTAAAGGCGCGGGCGTGCGCTGCCGCGTTTGCCTCGTGCCAGTCCCAGGTGATGTTGAACCCTTTGCGGCGCAGGTATTCGATGGCGTGCTTCGGCTCCATCGCCATCATCGCCTGAAGGTGTGCGCGGGTGGGTTTCGGCGTACTCATTGCTGCGCCGCTTGATTCGACAGCCTGCCCCACACGTCCGCCGCAAAGAACAGCCGCTGCATGGTGTCAATTAAATCGTCTTCGGGCATCTCGGGATATGCCTCGGCCAGCAGGCCCAGCACCTCGGATTCGCTCTTGGCTTCGCGCACCGCGCGTATCGCCGGTTGCAACAGCGTTTCCATTTGCACCTGCAAGGCTTCGGGGGCCAGCGCGTCGATGGCGTCGTCCAAAGCCGTCTGGTCTGGCGCGGCATCGGCATCATTTTCCGCAAAGGCGGGAAAGCCCGGCATCGCAGGGGCAGGCGCGGGCCGCTCGCCCAAATCCCCTTGTTCGTATCCAAACTCGCGCATCAGGTAGTCGTCCGTGAACACCGGCCCGCCCGGCATGCCCGCCAAAATCGCGTCGCGCTCGGCGCGAGCCTTGTCCAGATCCTGCGGCTCCCACATCGCAAAGCGCGGCGGCGCGTCCTCAAAGTTCCTCGCCACCGTCCACGCGATGGCCTCGTTGATGACCGATTCGACCAAACGCTTATCCGCATCGCGGATGTCCTGCGCCACCAATAAACCCGCCTGCGCACTGGCATTTGTCGTGTCGGCTTCCGTGGTCTGGTCCTGGCCCAGGAGCGCTATCGACACCTCCGACCGACACCAGCGCAGCAACCGGTCAAATACCTCGGCGGACGCGCCCTTGCCACCCGCCTCCAGTATTTCCACGCTGGCGTCATCCGGTATGACGGCCACCGCCGTGGACTGCATGTTTTCCAGCGCAAAGGCCAGCAAATCCGCCTCATCCTGCGGCGTGGCCCTCGGATGCTTGCCTATCAGAAACGGACTGCCGTACTTCTCGGTGAACTTCAGCCAAAACTCCATGCCGCCGCGCTTGAATATCGTCGGCCAGTAGCAACGGCTTAAATCGGCCACGCCGTAGGGGTTGTCGTAGCTGGCGTCTTGCCGCGCGATAAGCACTTTTTCAGGCGGCACCAGTTTGCCGTCCGGCCCGGCGTCTTTATCCTTGAACCGCAGCCGGTTTTCATCGTCAAACCCGAACCACTCGGCAGGCTTGCCCTGCACATCCAGAATCACGTGGTGGCCGTCGATAACATCCCAATCGACTTCCAGCGGTTGGTAGCCGTAGAGCGTGGCGTCCAGAATCTCCGAGATGATGCGGTCAATCTTCCAGCCCGCGAGCATTTTTTCTACAAAATCCACCACGCGGGCCGCAGAGTCCTCGCGCGCTACCCTGTATTCCAGCGCCAGCACCGCCGCCTTGCGACGCCGCACGCAGCCGCCCACATGCGCGTCCGCCCGCAGGTCTCGATAGACTTGCAGGTTTTTACCCATCTTGCGCAAGACCGGGTCGGGGTTCGGCAGCCATTGGCCCATGCTGGCAGTGCTGCCTGCAATCCGCGCCCGCGTGGCAATGGCCGCACGGGGAGGTTTTTCCGCAAACGCCACAAAGCGATTCGGCGTTACCCAAATACCTTTGCCTTTCATCTTCAATACCCCTTCAACAACCCGGCGCTTGCCCGCGCACCGCGCGTATGCACCCGTACCGGCCCCTTGTTCAATTCGCGGCTGGCGTAAAACGCCAGCGCCAGCGCTATCGCCGCGTCGCCGTGGCGGCGGCCCGCATCCTGACCTTTCACGCGCACGTCGGGCAGGCGCGGCACGCCCTTGATGACCTGCAAGGCCCGCAAGTCGGCCAGCACGTCGGCGTCGCGCGGCAAGGCATCCAGCGTGCCGTCTTCCAATGCGGCTTTCATCGGTGGCAGATGCTCCCGATACCAGCCTTCGGACAACATCACTTGCTGGATTCGGGTCGGCCCGTATCTCTGCATGGCCACTTCGGCCAGATACTGGCCGTTGCCCCGCGCATCAAACGCGCCGCCCAAAAATCGCGGCAGCCGGTCCAGCAAATAAAAGGTGATTTGCTCCTGCTGGCGAAACGGGACGTTGCGCAGTTCAATGATGAACGGCACGCGCCGTGTGAGGTTCTGGGCCTGAATCAGCGGTACGTGGACGCTTAAATCGCCGCTCCTCCCGAAATCTTCGCCGTGAAATGACAGGGCGTTTTTGGGTAAGGCGGACAGACACGGGGCCACTGCGGCGTCCAGCCAGTCCCGGCATTCGGCAGCCCGTATCTGGTCGGCCAGCAATTCAAAACCGTCTTTGCACGCCCAGCGCAGCACCGGCGTATCAGTGCTCATGCGCGATTCAATCAGCGCACGCGACAACCACGCGCCGCCCGAGTTGGCCGGGATGCAGTCCAGTTCTTCCGCCGCGCCTTCGCCATAAAAGGCGTACACGTCTGCCGCCCAGGCTTGCTGCGCCGTTTGCGACCAGGGCTTTTGCTGGCGCACGCAAACTCTCTGGTACAGGCCATCTTCCAGCGCCTCTTCAAACGTGACGCGATGCACCGCGCCCTTACGCCTTCCTGCGCGGATGTCCGTGACCAACTCATTAAACGGGTTGTCCACCCCGTTGTGGGTCGAGATGACATGTACCCGCCCGCCCCATATCAGCATCGCCAGCGCGGCTTTGAGCAACTCTTGCAACTGGTCGTGGAAAGCCGCTTCGTCTATCACTATCAAGCCTTGACGCCCGCGCAGGTTCGACGGGCGGCTGGACAGGGCAACTATCCTGAAACCCGAATCCGGAAAGCGGATGGTGTAGGTCTTGATGTGCTTGTCGGCCTCGTCCTCGCCTTCCCAGAAGGCTTGTTCCAGTTCGGTTGCCGCCTGATTGAACACCCGCGCCCACATCGCGCACGCCTGGATGTACTCAATCGTCATGTCCTGGTTGTAGGCGATGTAGTAGACGTTCTGGCCGCCCGCGCTGGCTGATGCAGCGGCTGTCAGCACGTTGTCCGCAGCTTCCGCCCACGTCAGACCCGTGCGGCGGGATTTTTCTACCACTTTT